TGGTTGCCTTGATCTACTACATGATTCAGATAGTACAGGCGATCAAATAATTAAGGAAATTCGATCCTTCACATAGGATCGAATAGAGCTTGAGCATGCTCTGTAATCACTGCTCATTCTCCTTGGGTAGTTGAGGTTGCCGCCTAGTGGAAACGCTAGGCGGTTTTCTTTTACGAATGAAACAAAAACAGCTTACAGTTACTTATAAGCGTACCGAAGATTTAATCCCGTACGTGAACAACGCTCGTACGCA